CAGCTGCCTCTCGGTCGCCGCCGCGTAGTCGGCCCGTAGCGTCGTGGACCCGGCACGCACCTCGTTATCCCACTCGGTGTTCAGGGTGGCCATCACCTCGTACTGCCCCATCGGGGGCTCGCAGCTCAACGTCGAGCCCATGAAGAATCGCTCGCGGTCGATCTGCCGTCGCGCCGTGATCGTCCAATCCGCGACGGGGATCTCGATGCTGCCCCACGTCGCCGTGCACTCCACACCATTCGCGACCGGAGCGGTCGGGAGTGAGACGGTCTCCGACGTCGTTGCCACGGTCTCCTCGCGACCGAAGAAGTTCAGCGTCAGGAGCAGCGGCCCGTCTCGCGTACACGCGAGAGAGAATTCATCGACCACGCAGCCTGCGTACGAAAACACGGACGGTTCCGTGGATCCCGCGCCGACGATCCCGCGAGACATGTGGATCGAGAGCGAGGGCGAGTTCGCGTTCCGGTACCGGCCCGAGCTCGACAGGTCGAACGTCCGCAAGAACGTACCCGAGGTCCCCGCGCCGCTCGTGTGCTCGCCGAAGGCGTGCAGCAAAAGATGCTCGAAGCCCTCGTACACCATCGGCACCGTCACCTGTCCGGACACGATCTGCCGGCCCGTGTAGACCTGCGACACTTCGCGGTGAGCGTCCGAGATCGTCGGAGGGGAGAGAACCTGGATCTCCCCACGCATCCCCTCCGCGGAGAACAGCGCGTACTCGGTCCCCGCGGAGGGGCCGACCAGCGTGCCGTACGTCGTCTCCTCGTTCCAGCCGAGCCAGCTGTCGGCGGAGAGGCCGACCTTGCCGCATCCTGCTACCATGTCATGCTCCTCCTAGTCGTCAGCTGGATCGCCGAGCTAGCCACGTCACGCGCCACCGCAGGCACACGACCTTGATCTGCACTCCCTGATCGGCCAGGAAGAGGTCCTCGAGCGGCTGATACTCCGCGATGTCCGGCGACCCGTCCTCGATCTGGTGAGGACTGATCGCCGACGCAATCCCGCTTAGTCGCGGGTTGCTCGACAGCCTCTCGCCGATCTCGTCGAGCGCCTCCATCGCCTCGCCGTACACGTCCACGGCCACGTCCACGGTCGAGAAGGCGTAGCAGATGCGGTAGAGCTCCCTCACTCGGTACTCGGTGCCCGACACGTCGAGCGCCTCGTACGCGGCCTCCTCCGGTTTCACAAAGACGCCCGGGATCAGGTCCTCGAAAGCGTCCACCGACGCGAGCCGTTGCGGCTCGCCGAATGAGATCACCTTTGCCGCGTCGAGCCGCGTCGCGACGGCGGTCTTGAGGATGGCAACGATCTCGTCGCCGATCGTCTTGGTGAGGACGATGTTCGTGATCGCCATTACGCCACCTCATCCTTCAGCGCTTTCCCGATCGCCGCCTTGAGGCGCTGATTCGTGCGCTTCCTCCCTGCCCTAAAGGCCGTCTCCATCCACTTGCGCGCGTGTAGTCCGCCCTTGCGCTTGATGGATCGAGCGACCAGGAACGCGACCGACGCGACCTCCTTCGGCGGGACGCCGAGCGTGGTCTGCACCCATCGTTCGAGCGCGCGCGGCGGCGGCATCCTCTCGTGCCTCGTCCCGTCGTGGAGCCAGATGGCCTTCTTTTCGTCGCGATTGAAAATCACCGTGCGCAAGGTCCCGCCTGTGTCGTCCACCGGCGTGTAGGCGTGCGAGTTCGCGAGCTTGCCCGTCCATCTCGGAGAGCTCCGCACCATCGCCGTCTTCATTTCGATCGCCGAGATGGTCATCGCCTTCGCGAGCTCGCGGCGAAGCGCCGACTCCACGCCCTCGGACATGTGCCGGATCTGTTTCCGAAACTTGGAGAAGTCCGCCTTGATCGTGGCCATCACGTCGTCCTCTTCTCGAGGTCGAGCTTGACCTCGGCGACGCGAAAGGAGACCTGCCCAGCGGACGGATACGCGGTCACTCCGGTGCAGACGTAGCGCTCCGTGGCGTCGCTCGATCGCTCGAAGATGTAGCCCTTCTTGACCTCGTGCCGCGCCTCGAAGAAGATCCGCGATGTCCCCGGCTGTAGGGTCGCGGGGCCGAGCAGTGATCGGATCGCCGACGTGTCCTGCGCGACGATCGCGCACCGTGCGTCCGACGCCAGCAAGACCTCCGAGTCCACGACGGACTGAGAGGACGCCGCGCGAGTGCGCTGGTAGATGTCGACCCGATCCCGGAGCATCACTCCCGGGAGCATGCGGCGCTTGCCGAATCCGCGGACGGTCACAGGATGCTCCACACGCGATAGCTGTGCAGCACCGCGTGGACGTCCGGGAGGAATAGCGCGTGTCGTCCAATCGTCGGGTTGACATTTATCAGAGACACGTTGACTCCGCCCAGCGACCACGAGCTGAGCGCCGGGTCCGTGCCGATCTGGTGATACCACGCCGCGACCTGCCGGAGCTGCGCGTGCTTGAGCTCGCCTCCGTCGGTCGAGGCGGTGTAGCCCGCGGTCATCGTGACCTTCAGCGTCTTCGGCCCGACCGGCCAGTTGTCACCGTCGATGCGGATGATCTCCCACCCCTCTGCGTCGACCATGTACTCCTTCGACGCCGGCGAGCCGGTCCCGTCCCATATGGCCAGCGCCGCGGTGAACTCGCGGAACTCGTCCGCGTACAACGTGAGCGTCTGGCCCGTGTCGACCGGCCCGTGCGGGAGGCTCTGTGTCTGCGATCCATCGCCGTCAAAGAGCAGGTCCGTGTACGCGCGAGACTTGAGTTGGCAGCCGCAGTACGCGTTGAACAGCCGCGCGCTGTGATTGATGACCTCCTCGAGCTCGGCGTCTCTCTCCGTATCGCCAGCCTCGAGGTCCAGGTACGCCCGGGCCTCGGCAAGCGTGATGAAGCTGTTGACGGTGTCGACCGCCACGCGCGCGCCCTCGTGTTGTGGAGGGCTTCACCCCCGGGGCTTTCGCCCCGAGGGTTCCACCGCGCCACTGATGATGCAGGCAAACCACAAGAAGGATCGAGGACGCCCCGAATGGGGCGCCCCCGGTCGGGTGTTCGTCTAGAAGGTCGCGGCCGAGTTGATGTTGTAGACCACCCCGACGTTGCGCCCGATCGGCGTCGTCGTCTCGGCCTGCGTCCGCTTGAAGTCGACTCTCGTGGTGGTGACCACGATCGTCTTCCCGGTGCTGATGTCCTTGGCCGACTCGACGGTGATCTGCCGCCTGTCCCCGACCATGAAGCTCGGTCGATGCACGACCAACGCGATGGTCTTCGTGGTCGTCGACGCGTCGTACACGCCCGAGTTGTTCAGGTCTTCCCGGATCTTGCCGGAGACCTGCACCGGGCGACCCCAGAGCGAGGCCACCTGACCACGGATGAGCGTGGCCGCGGGGCCGAGCTTGTCCACGGTCTGCACGTTGGCGTCGTCGATGATGTGCGTCATGCCGATCGGCGAGACGATCAGCATCGTGTCCTCCGGACGCTGCGCGAACTTGCCCTGCTGGCCGATCGGGTTGAGAAAATCCTTCACCTCGAGCTGGCCGCCGGTGTCGAAGAAGTTCGGCGAAGTGGTGTCGGCGAGGAAGCGCAGACCATCGAACGCCTTGCGGTGATCCGTCGCGCTGGTCACGTCGGAGTCCTGGTGCGTCGAGGAGTCGTCGCCGTTGACGAGGAGATCGTCGAGCGACTGCGCCTGAGCCTCGACCAGCTTCTTCCGCATGTAGTCGACCATGCTGAAGATCGCGTCCTCCTCGGCCTCCTCGCTGACGAGACCGCGAACCTTGAGGTTCTTCGCGGAGAACTGCGAGTTGGTGGTCGCCGGCGTGCGAGCCGGGATCACGTCCGCGGAGTGCGAGCCGCTGAGGTCGTCGCTGGCCTCACCGACGAAGTACGCGTTGGTGTCGACGCCCTCGAGCGGCAAAGTGAACGGCGACCACGGCATCGTGAAGTGGTTGAGATTCGCCGCGATCACCAGCTCCTGGCGGTACAGATCGACGATCGTGCCGGACAGCATGTCCGGGATGAAGTCGCCGCCGGTGCCGGTTCCGGATCCGCCGCTCTGCGTGGTCATGACCTTGGTCGTGAGCCGCGACGCGAGGATCCCGTACTCCTTCCAGCGGCGCGAGCGCTGCGGGATGTAGTCGGGGATCAGCGCCTTGCACAGGACGAACCCGTCGTGGAGCTCGTGCAGCCGATGCTGCGTGCCCACGTCGGCCGCGTCCGACAGCATGGGCGTGGCGCCGACCGGGCCGGTGATGGCCAGCTCGTACGCCTTCTGCGCGGTCTCGGGCAGGACCCCGCGAGACCGCCCCTTGCGGGCCGCCTCCGCGTGATCCTCCCAGTCGATGTTCGCGCCGCGAGACTGCGAGTTGCGGTAGGTCGTCTCGCCGCGGAAAAACTCGTCGCGGCCGTGCTCGGCCATCGCGTTCTCGATCTCCAGCCTGGCCTGCCCGAGGCGGAGTTCGCCTCGCTGCGCCTTGGCGTGGAGCCGCGCGATCAGCTCGGCCGCGTCCTTGCTCTTGACGGACACGTTGCCCTCTCGGGCCGCGGGTCGTCGGGTGATCTTCAGGGGCATCGTATGCCCTCCGTGGCTAGGGGTTCTCGGGGAGAGTCAGACCTCGAACTCGAGGTCAAACTCCACGCCGAGCACATGCTCGACGTGAT